TGCAAAACTAGAGTTAACAACTGTAGCGGTATTAGCTCCGGCTACTGTTTGGTTAGCGGTAGTAGTAAAAGTGCCGTAAGGAAACCCAGTTTGTGACATAGCACCTAGACATGGTGAAGCCCAACCTGTAGTTGAGGTTCCGGTAGGCTGCAAGATTTGTAAGGTTACTCGACCCTTCTTTAGAGGGTCTTTGTTATCCACAACCTTGGCGCTATAGATACCAAAGAAACGAACACGACCCAGTGGGTCTACCATGTAGTTTAAATCTTGGGTGGCTGCATTGTAATCTGTCATAGGATCTGATTACCTTTCGTTGCAGTCCAAGCTGTGGTTCTTTTAACAGCTGAGAAGTCTGGGATGTCATCTTGATAAAGGTTAGGGGACGTAGGGTCCGGAGTTACTGCCGTCGCTGTTTTTTTAATATTAACAGACTTAATAGGCGGTGTGTACAGCTGCTTGTTGTTAACTGAGAAGGCATAGTCTACAAGGATAGATGGAGACGGCTCAACGGTTTGACCAGCGATCTCTGCGTTTACATCTCGGGTATCAGAAGCATTTGCTGCGTTTGGGTTTGTGTCCCCTAATACATCTGTGCCTAGCTCTACCTCAAGCATGTAGTTGGCCTGGGTTCCGCCAAAGATATGGGTAACCTTTAATACTGTCCAGTAACCCGACATGCCATTTGGCAAACCATCTAAGTAGATAGGTTCGTAAGGTTTAACGCTAGCTTCTCCAACAAGCACAGCCTTGGCTCTATACGCATACCGTTTAGCGTCAGCCAAGTCGCTGGCAATAAACTTTGATTCGGTAAGGCTAGTGGTAACCTCGTGAACATGGTGGCGCTTGTACTTTGCTTTAGGTTTGCTGCTAGAGCTTACTTTTGAAAATCTAGATGTCATCAAAGTACTCCTGGTTCGGAACAACTTTTCCTCGGCTTTGAGCAGTATCAAAAACTTTATTTGGATGTGTTGTAGTGATAGAACCGCCAGATGTTCCACTGATTCCGCTCATGACGCGATCTACACGTACGCCTAGCTCAATAGCATCATCTGAAACTACAGGTTTAAATTCTAGGCAGGTTCCTACAGAACGCTGTTGTTTAGTGATTCCATCTTTGTATTTAAAGTATGGTGCTTTGTCTTTTTTATCTTGAAAGATCTTATTCTTAGACATAAAAAAGATAGTTGTGTTTTCGGCTTTAAGAGCAAACCCTGTTTGTTTAGCAAGTCTGCGAAGCAGCTGCCAATCTGTTTGTCCAGCTTGAACGATAGTCTCTCTCAAACGAGGGTGTCTTTGACTGACAGCTTTTAACCCTTGACGCTTAGCAATCTTTGCTATTACCTGGTCAGCAGTCACCTTCTTGTAGATCTCTTGAGTACTGTCTTTTAATACAGAGGATGCAGACGCACACCAGATCTGAGTTACATGCGCCATCATTGTTGAGGCGGGGTCGATCTCATATACGTAACCTTCAAAGGTAGATTTAGTAGCCCCGCTGCTATAGTCGAACTTAACAGGGTCTCCAGAAACAATAGATGTATCTTCTTTTCTTGGCTTACCTTTAAACGTTAAGATAAGAACATCGTGTGTCTCAATTTCTTGGTGCAGTTCTGCTCCAATAAGCATTAGCTCAAAGTTAGGTGTCTTAGGAAAAGAAACACTAAAGTCGGATCTATAAGCAGAGCCAGTAGATTCCTTAGCGTAGTTTTCAGAAACGGTGTATAGGTTATCTACTGACATATGGGACTCTTATCTCTGTACCGGGTTCGATAAGGAAGGGGTCTGTAATCTCAGGGTTGATCTCCATAATGCGCCACCACAAGAGTGGACTGAGCAAGTATGTCTTTGCAAGAGAGGACAAGTTATCTCCGTAAACCCACACATGGGTTAGGAATGTAACTTCGCCCACAGGAGCAAAGTCCCTGTATACAGCAATGTCGTAATCCCCAGTAGTTTTGTTTGGGATCTGTGCAAGAGGTCCTTCAAAGTAACGAGAGGTTCTAGTTATATTACTCATGAGTTATCCCCTGCTGCCTTATCTGTTGATGCTTGATACTTTACCTTTTGTTCAGAGAACTTCTTCTGACGTTCCTCGTTGAGTTCGCTAATTACTGGGTAACGTAGCATTGTCACATCAACCGTAGAAAACATAGGAACCATAAGCTCATTAAAGATTACGTGGTTAACGGAAAGAGATGCGACAGATCCTTTATAGCGAAGGTTGTTGTGGATCTTTAACCAAACCGGTGTACCAGTAATGTATCCAAAGTCAGATGTTACGGCTGGCTTTCCAGCTACTGTATAAGTCAACAAAGTGTTTTCACTAGGTCGTGGTTCTCCATTTAGCACTCTATACAAGAACTCAATGTCGTATTCAGTACCTCTATTTAAGATTCCTTGAATCTCTTCTTCTCTAAGCTCTCTTGGATAATTCTTTCCATAGGTTCCCGACTTGCCCTTCATACCTGCAAGCTCAGTCATATCTGGCATGCGGTTTAGGTAAAGAGTAAAACCAATAGAAACGTTTCCACCAATGTAGTTAGCTGGGTCCTTATCAGCTAACATCCAGTCAATAGAGGTGTCCATTGCAGTGCTATAAGAAACCGTTGTAGGGTTGTAGGCAAACCTAAAACCCCAAGGTTTGGCAGCATTGCCTGCGCCATTTAAAGCCTCAGCTGAGGCTTTGTCTTGAAAGATCATGCCGAGACGTCCAGCTTTAGTTACCTCAGCGTTAAGTAAATCAATCTTGTCGTAAGCAATAATGTACTCAGAAGAAGCTCTAGGCTTGCCTAGATCTTTTTGAATTCTATCTTTGACCTTGTTAAAATAACTTACGTCTCTAGTAACGTAGTGGTTAGGAGGGTTAGTACGGTTTGACTGATCTATCTCAATAGGTTTAGAAGATGAAGTGTCTGGGGCTTCATTACTTCCGTTATCTTGAGGCGTTCCGCAAGTGCTGGTTTTGTACTCAAACAAGATGTTGCATGCTTGTTTAAAGCTATCTACTTTGTCTTTTCCATAAATAGCTGGAACTTTTTTACCAGTAGATGCTTTATAGTCGTAACCTACATACTGAGTTTCAGGTTTGCCTGAACCATCTAACTTAAAAAAGTTTATATACCAATGCAACAGGTCTGGGTTTATTTCACCAGTGGTACCCATAGTTCCATCTGCGTTTGGTTGCTTGTTGCTAGGTACTACTGCAACCCATCGATTAGGCTTAACGCATTGATCTAAGGTAATAAGCCAGTCAGCGTAGGCTGCTTTTTTAACGGACAATGGAATAGATGGGTTCTTTTTTGCGGCTGTAAATGTAATGTCAGGGACATCCATGTTGTATGGCAAAACTTCTTTATCGTCAATAGTAACAAGTATCTTTGGGCTTACTGTTACGTTATCTACTTTTGCATCAATATCAAAGTAGAAAAGTTCTTTGGTGCTTCCTTCACCAGTATTTCTTGCCTCATCATTTGAGTACGGAAATACAGAAGCAATCTTTGGAGTTCTCCAGCCTTCAGGATAAGAATCCACCATATAGCTAAGTTGATTTACCACACCGTATGCGGCAGCTTGTTGTACAGAGCCTATAGCAATTTTACTTGCCATAGAGGTTTTCCATGAGTTTAGAAGTACTACTTGTACGCCGTCACCGCCGCCAAGGGGCTTAGCGTTACCTGGATTAGTAGGTCCAATAATTGAGTTAGCTCCCTGTTGCTTTTCCCAAATACGTACTACCCAACGAGTGCGATAGTTTTTCCAAACTCCTTTTGGAAAGTTTTCAATCTTAACCCAGTTAAATAAACCTGTACCTTCGTAAATTTCTTCCCAAACTTCAACAGTCCAGAAGTATTTTGCTGAGGCATCTGCAGTACCAGAAAGATTTGAATACTTAGACATTAGTTACCTCCGATGCCTTTGATCTTAAGTTCGTTGTTAATTGCGCTACGTAATTCACTTGCTACCCGCTGTACTTCAAAAGTTCCCAGCTTAGCTACGCTTACGTTCATATCTACCTTAACATTAATATTAGATGTGGCATGCACAGAGCCTCCTCCTGCTCTTCCCATGCTTTGAGGCATATTGTTGACAGTTTCCATAGCCATGCCTGGATTGTCTCCACCTACACCTGCAGATTTAGCTGCGGTATTAGCGTCATCTAGGAACTTGGTAAAGGAACCGTTAGTAAATGCAGCCCACTGCTTCCACCAAGTTCCCTTATTAGAAACTTCAAAGGCAGCGGCAGCATTCTTTTTAGCGTTGAATAGCTCTTTATTGTTTGATATTCCAAATTGCTTACGACGGTTTCTACCCATATTTGGTGACGCAGGGTCATCGTCTTTCATATTGATCTGGAATAGACCATAAGATAAGTCTCTGTTTTTTCCGTTAAATGCGTTTGCTCTACCACCAGACTCAGCAAGCGCTACAGCAAAAGCTGTCTCTAGCCCCTTACCTCTAAAGCCTGCGCTGTGAAGCATACGAATCAAACCTTCGCGGTTACCTCCAGCCATACCTACGGTGTCACCAGACACTTTATCTATACGGTTGTTAATGTAAACGTCACCATTGCTGCCTTTAACACCTCTGCTAATTGCGCTCTGTGGGAATTCATTTTTGAATGATGCAAAGTCAATAGGTCCACCAGACATCAACGCATTACTCAAAGATTCACTTAGAGGGATACTGCTAAGTACTGATGCAGAAGATCCTCTAAAGTTTAGACCTGCGCCAGGAGTTACACGAGCATTCTTGCTAGGAGCATCGTCGCCAATACCGATAGCCCTACCAACAGACTTAAATAGGTTGGACACAGTGCTGATAAGTCGACCGAACCAACCCTTAGGGTTTTCACGTCCTTGTGCTCCAGGACCACCATTATCACGTACTTCAAAGTGGAGGTGAGGGCCGGTAGATGTTCCTGCTCCAGGGGATCCCTTCTTACCACCAGACTTACCAATCATTTCTCCAGCGCTAACACGTTGGCCCACCTTAACTAGGATCTTAGATAAGTGACCGTACAGTGTTGATTTCTTTCCATGCTTAATAATAATATAATTTCCGTATTGACGATGTAGACCGGCGTGAGTAACAATACCGTTTGCCGCAGCAACAATCTTTGTTCCAACAGCTACGCCGTAGTCGATGCCTCGGTGATTGCTAGAAATTTGTGGGTTCTTTGAATTGTCTCGAGGACCAAAGTTAGATGTAACAGGGGTACCAGCAGGTACAGGCATCTGAAGAGCCATGCCCTTAGTATCTTGGTTTCCTCCAGAAAACCCTTGCTGTGGACTTACAGCATTAGACATGCCTGGATTATCTCCACCTTGTCCACATGCGTGGTTTCCAATATTTCCGTGGCTACATCCATCTCCACCTCGGCCATATGGGTTTGTTGCAGCACCTAGTGTGCCAGCAACACCTCCGATAATTGCTCCGGCACCTCCACCGGCAATAGCGCCCGTTGCAATACCTTGCCCCATATCAAACCTAAAGTTTCCACCGGTACGTAGCCATGATGGAACGTTTG